TGATGTATGTCAGTTCCTACACCACCACAAACCTCACAAGGAACAAACGATGTAGCGTCATAGCCCATTCCTTGTAAGTAGATTTGCGTGTGTCTCTGCATAGTTTCCCCATTAAATTTTCCGTTGATTAATAATTAATTGATTAAAAAATTTAACTATGCAAATTATATTTCAAGTACCTATCTACTGAACTTTTAGATATATTATATTTCAAAGATAAGTCCTTTTGTGAATATTTTTTTGTACTATAATCTTCTTTTAATTTGATAATCATATCGTAAGATACTTTATAGATGCCTTTAGTTTTAGATACCTTCCCTTTATTGTAACAATAATCTCCGCCATCTGTTGCATTAATTAAATTACAGCCAATAGTTTTAAATACTTGTATATAATAAATTTCTTTTTCTTTTGCTTCCTGAAGTGTATTTATTGCATCTTCTATAAGCATTATTTTTATCTCATTACGATATTTTTTAACCCAATTAACTTTATGAAAATTGTGCCTATAATCTTTTAAATGTTGTTTTAATCTATAATTTAAATCTTTTGCAGTCAAGCCAATATATCTTACACCTAAAAAATTATCGGCTAAAGCATATATTTTGTAATTATTCACTTTCAATTTGTTTTAACTTTCTACTTGCCCATTCAATGCCCTCATCTCCCCCCCAGGCTAACCAAGCTAATCGACCGCACCCGTCTCCTAATTTCCTATCGCTATGTTGTTTATGCCTTGCAAAAGATGCCATTCTTGCAATCGTGTCTCTACTAATTGGTTCTCTATTTGCTAATTGTCTTGCCCTTGCCTTTCCTGTTGCCTCTAAGCAACTTCCCCAACCATTCTCTTCTGCATAGTTAATAGCTATTTGTGCGTTCTCACTTGCTGCCTTTGGGTAGTCGGTATAGCTTTCTGCGAACTTACCACCTGCAAGAATAGCTTTCCATACTTGCATAGCTTTTTCCTCGGTATCGTACACGCAACCGCCGTTTCCAATCCGGTATTTGCCATTAGAGCATTTTATTACTGGCATAGTTTACTATAAATATACTTTCTGTCTAAATTTATCTCGTCAAAGTTATACTTCTTTTTGCAGAACTCAAACAACTTCTGTCCGCTTTCCTTTCGCATATCCGCATCACTTACTAAATCTCTTATATGTTTGTACCAATCCTTTTGGCTTTTAACGTAATGTACTGGCATATCTAAGTACGGGTTAACGTGGCTAACTATGGCAGGGTTCTTTTTAGCAGCCGTTTCTAATACCTTTAAATTTGACTTCATAGCGTTGAACTTGTTATCTACGAGTGGGATAACTGAAATGTCGCTATCCGTATAAGCACCCATATATTCCGTAACCCTTGCATAGTTATAGATCGTGGGGTTAAGCTTTAGTCCGCAAGTGAAGGCATCAATCATTTTATCCCAGATAGGTTTCTCCCCGTCATTGTAACCTGCTATTACAGTTCTTATATTCATACCTTGTAGCCTTTTGAAAGGCTGCCTTAGTATTTCAATATCCCTTTCGTGCGTTCCGCTACCTGACCAAAATAATCTAACCTTGTAATCTTCGGTCTTGTTGTCCTGGAACTGCTCTTGCCCATAAGGTAAAGCGTTTGGTAAAATGTGAACGTTCTTATTGTATATGTTTATCTCTTCTGCTAACCTTTCGTGAGTGCAGGTACATAGGTCTGCTATCTGTAAGTAATCTGTAATTAATTTAGGTATGTTATTATACTTGTATCTCCAATATAACAAATGGCTTTCGCTAAGTTCCCAGTAATCGTCATTGTCTACTACTAACTTAAAGCCGTACTTGGTGCGCCAAGTGTCCATTTGCTTTGCATCTATTTCGTTAAGCATTCTATTCATTAGCACAATATCCCACCCTTGCTCTAATAGTTCGTCATTAAGTACGTCTGTAATAAGTGCGTACTCCTTTTCTAAGTGTACTATCGGCATCATAATTCTATGCAGTCCAACGCCTGAGTTAGCAGAAGTTATACAAAGTATTTTCATAAGTTTATATAATATGTTTTATTTCCATTTGTATAAGCAGATACATTATTGCTATGCAAACTCCAGGTCTTTTGTACTAATTCATTTTTATTGTAACCATAAGCATCAATACTATTTTGCTCAATATGATTTGCTGTATATTCTTTAATGTATTTCGTATGCAAACCTGCTGCCCTGCATCTTGTACAATAATCTAAATCTATTGCTCCGTATGGGTCAAGTTCTTGATTGAATGCACCAACTTTATTTATAGTTTCTTTTGTGATAGTAAAGTTACCAGTTAAATCAGCCGTGTCATTACTCATACTATCTAAAGGAATAGAACAAATACCAATAGTTTTATCTTGTAAAAAGTCATTTCTTATTTGCAACCAATTATCAGGTTCTAATATATCGTTACCCATAATAGTTACATAATCTATATTATCAAAGTTTAAATTCCTTAAGCCTTTATTAGTTGCAAATGCTATGCCTTCTTCATTAATGATAGTAACTATATCAATATGCTTACCTGCATTTTTGATATTCTCAAACAATGTATCTATGTTCCTATCTTTATAGTTTAAGTAGATTATTGCATTCATTATCTTATGTTTGAGCCGATTTCCCTTGCCGGTACTCCTGCATATTTAGTATTTGGTTTTGCATCTCCTTTTAAGAAGGCACTTGCTCCTATCATACAATTTTCGCCTACGTTTGCAAATTGATGTAGAACTGCGTTAAGCCCTATATTAGCACCTTGATCTACAATAGAGTGACCACCTATTTTTGCTCCGCAACTTATTGTTACATTGTCTAAAATAGTGCAATCGTGTCCAATGTGTGCGTGTTTCATTATGAAACAATTATTTCCAATAAAGGTATCTATTTCGGTACCTGCATCTATTGTTACAAGTCCTGTAATAACATTGTTATCGCCTATGTATACTTTTCCTTTTTCTTTATTCCAGAACTTCTTATGCTCTGCTTTGTCTCCAATAATACAATAAGGACCAATGTAGTTGCCGTCTCCGATAATTACGTTATCGCCAATGATAGCGGTGGGGTGGATAAAGTTAGCCATTCTTTTTTTTATTTTTGGGTTTAGGTTGCTCTTCGTACCAAGTGTACAAGCGTTTAATCATATCGAAGATACAATTACCGCACCATACTGTTAATATGAAATCTGCACTCATATACTTGCGATAAATATGCTCGTACATTTTTAAGATGTCTAAGTCGATATTTCGCACATAGCCGTTTTGAACTGTATGCCAATTACCAACGTGTTGATCTAAAAAGTTGCGGTGTTCTATTTCCATAAGTTCCACATTATTTTTGAAAGTAAAGGCGCTAACACTCCTGGAATAAATACAAACGCAATAATGTCAGTACATATTGCAGGTAGTAAATATAAAATCAAACCTGTCCAAGCTGCTAAACAACTCGTGCAACTAAAAGGCTTAAAATCTAAATACCATTTTCTATGGAATTGGTGTATCTCTACAAAGAAAATTGCAAAGCATATCGCTGCTATAATTATCATTTGCGTAATTGTTTTTTAAGTTCTCGTTTAGTTAATTTAAGTTCCCTATGTATTGACATATAAGGTATACCGGTTACTCTGCTTAATTCTTTAGCGTTGCAGTTATGCTTGATAGCGTACACTCTTAAAAGTTCTGCTTTGTACCAGTGCATCTTTGATAGTTCGTCTTCTACTTTGTTAAGTAAATCTTCGTCCCTATCGTGTACTATTAATTCAACCTCTAAAGGCTTTCGGTATGTTCTATAAAATTGGCTTGTATTACTTTGCATCATATTAATCATAGTTCTAACTAAGTAGAACTTTAATACGTTCCGGGTGCGCATATCAATTAAACGTTCCTCGTCCATTTCGCATAGCACCTTAAATAGTTCGCTTCTTAAATCTTCTCGTAAATCTTCAGGCTGCATCTTATCTATTGCTTCCTTAAGTTCTCGGCTTTCCCAAAGTTCTAATATGATGCTATTCTTGTTCATATTCTTTTAAGGTTAGTTTGCCGTTGTCTTCGGTTGCTATGTAACAAAAACAATTTGCCGTCTTTGCTAAGTTTAAAAAAGCTATTTGGTAGCTGCTTAACTTATCGCCTATTGCTTTTGTTTCGCAATATACTGCTACTCCTGTTTGTGTGTGGAAGCCTACTACATCTGGAACTCCTTTAAGTCCTATAAACGTTCTGCCTCTAACCGCTAGATTGTTATTGCGCCATACAAAGCACCCGTTTTTATTTAAGGTCTTTATTGCTTCTTTGGTTAATTCGTTTGCGGTCATAAAGCAAAAATATACTAAACTTTTTGATATTGTAAAATACTTTTGAAAATTTGATAAGCTACCTGTGGCACTATTGCATTTCCGTAGGCTTTGATTGATTGGTTTCTCCATTTAGAAAAGGTTTTAAAGTCCAATCTTTGGGAAATCCCATCATCTCTTCTAAGTATTGGGGGTTGAGAAGGGAATGCGGAGAAATCCCTTTTCTCAAAAGATAGCCTACAATGTGTAGCCTTTTCATTTGACTTGGTGGGAATGTACTGTTTGTAAACTCTTGAAGTGTCGGAGTGGGCAATAAACCAGATTCGGTCTCGTCTGTGTGGTGCGCCAACGGCACAAGCTGGAAGTAAAAACGGGAGGACTTCGTAGCCTTCAATTTCCAAGTCAGACTGCACTTCGTCGAATACCAATCCCCCGTTCCAATTAGTAAGTCCGCGAACATTTTCGCCCACAACCCAACTCGGTTGAATTTCCCGAATTGCTCTAAGCATTTCCGGCCAGAGATGTCTCTCATCTTCTTTGCCAAGTCGCTTTCCTGCACTTGAATAGGGTTGGCATGGGAAACCTCCACTAAGGATGTCGATTGCTCCTCTGTGAATAGAGAAGTCTGTTTTGGTAATGTCATTGTATGATATTGATTTTGGGAAGTGATGTTTTAATACTTTTTGTCCGAAAAAATTCCATTCACAATGAAATACGTTTTCCCAACCGCACCATTCGGCTGCTAAATCAAAGCCACCTATTCCGCTAAACAAACTTCCGTGTCTCATTTGAATGTGGTTTTGTTTTGTAAAATTTGTTCCTCAAAAAATAAAGCTACTGCTACGGCTCTGGCTTGGTTCTTTAACCATTGTTCAGTCCATTCATCTCTGTACTGTTTTGCGCTAATTATATCCATTTTATTAGCCTTGTATGTAATGATTTCCATTAGTTTCTTTTTAGCAACTGCTCCGTCTTCTTTGGTCCAAGTCTTAATGCCAGAATTATGCAGCTTTGTAAATACGGATAAAGGGTTAAACAATCTGTCAAAAGTTCTATTTTCTAGAACCCTATATTCCTGATAACTGTAATCAATTATCTCTAAATCAGTCAAATGTGGTATTGCTTGTTCTCGTTCCTGTGGTATCATTTTGCGTACTTCGTTTGCTTTTTTCTTGTATCTATCCATAACCTGACTAAAATAAGCCG